CATCCGGCTCATAACCGGGCGGTCCGGGGTTCGAGTCCCTGATGGTCCACCAAAGGAGTATAATCCGAACTCTTTGTTCTTTTTTAAGAGCTTGTTTGGGTATACGATAAAATACCGAGTAGAGTAATCTACCCGGTATTTTATTTTTTATTAGGCTTTAGGCTTTTAACTTACAGAAGTTCAAACATATAAATTCTTTTGCGTCTTTGATTTTACCCCACTTCGCGCCGGAGCGTAAATATGTTTTTTCAATTTCTAATTCTGCCCCGGTTTCAACTGTTCTTACGATAGGGGAGGCATACGTGGGTCGAACACGTACATTTACGTTTTCGGTAGTCACATATATAGTGCTTGTCTTTTCTGCCATACTATACACCCCTTACACTCTCTTAAGATATTTACCCGCGCACATCCAGTTGCCGCTTTCAAGCTGACACCAGTTACCTTGGCGAGCGACAACGTAGAATATCTCGCCTCTTGAGAACTGCCCGACTCGGCGATACCTTACAGACGGTCCTTTACGGACGTATAACATTTTGCAAGTCATAGTGTAGGCTGTACCTCTGTGTGACGGAGCAGGTGACGCAGCAGATACATTGTTTACGTATGTACCTTTGGCGTTCTGCACACCGCAGAACTCGGCAGGATTTATGCGCGTAACCGTGCCCTGACCGGTGCGAACCTCGTAATGAGTATGTGCACCGAAACTGTTGCCGGTATTTCCCATAATGCCGACAACATCACCGGCAGACACCCTCTGACCCTTACGCATAGAGATAGACGCAAGGTGTGCATAGAAGTGTCGCTTGCCTGTTGAATCGGTTATAACAACAAGGTTGCCATAGCTCTGTGTGCCCGTCTTTGTTTTGCCGTCCCAGACAGACACCATTGATACTGTGCCACCCTCTACCGCGTGGACGGTTCTATCGTCGTCTCCGACTATGTCTATACCGCCGTGTCCCTTTTTGGTATTGACGTTATAGGTGTACGGCTGCGTTACGCGGTTGCGCCCTGAGAAAAGCATTCCGGGCGCATATCCGCCCGTTTCTTCATTCTGTCTAACATCGTCTTCCGTGCCATATGTAAGCGCTCTCTTCGAATCCGATAATCCCTCAGTAGTCGGGTCAACGAGTATTCCGAGCGCAGACAAGAAGTTGACGACGAGCATTAGGATACCCGTCAATGTATCCTCGCTCACCTTAGGTACGACATCGAACATTCCGAGTATCTGATACACGGTTGCTAAGAGAAGTGTTGCCAACGATACAACAAACGTCTTGTTTTTGAACCTCTGCTTTAAATTGATTTTCATAATTTTATACTCCTTTGTGATATTTTTCCAAATCATCAATTCGATGATTTATGACCTTAATGTCGCGCTCGATTACGGGAATACGCTGCGCGAAGTTATTGTGAAGTCTTACCTCACGTGTAAGTTCTTCAATTTTGGTATCTGTCACAGCCTGATTACGTTCAAGCTGTGCAGTCATTCTGCGAGAGGTGCTTATTGATGTTATAATCACGCCTAAGAGGGCAAGTCCACTCGATATAAGCGCGACGGCTACTGCGTCACTCATTTGCTTCCTCGCTTTCTTCTACTGCCGCTATCAGGCGATTTGCTTCATCCGGTGTAAGCCATTTCTTAGCACATCGTGCTAAATTATCTACCGATATTTTGCCGAGTATAAACCGTTGCCAAAGAAAATCATACATTATTGTTGTCCTCCTCGATTATAGTGAGCATTATCTCTTGGATTGCTTGAGAATTAGCTTCTATTCGGTCTTCCACCGTCAACGGGATGTGCTCTTCAATAGAAGTTAATTCCTCGTTGGTCTCAACCAGTTCGCCGTCTACGTATTTTTTCATACAATACACCTACCCTCTCTACTTGAAATACACTTGAATTTGGGTTCCTACCGGGAGTAATCTGGACGTGCCCCCCGTGGCACTCAGCGTTAACTTTTTAAAATGGTTTTCTTCTTCTGTTTTCCCGGGGAGCTTTATAACGCCATATCCGACTTTAGGAAATGCCCCGTAAGGAGAGGAGTTCTTGTTTAGCACCCCCCAAGTAGTACAGCACGCGAAGGGGGTGGACAGCTTAAGTCTAAATCCTCCTAAGAAATTAAGACCAGTATCGGGCTTTATAATCGTATTACTGCCGTCACCGCCGCAGGAGATGAAATAATTCTTGCTTCCTCCTGCACTTTCAAACTCTGCCTTAACATATGCCAAGGTCTGCGTGGGAGGGGGCACAACAAGCGTTACAAGAAGCTCGGATGGATAAGCTCCTATCGCGCTTGTCGCGAAATTAAATTCTACGCTCGAGACCTCAGCTTCTAACGTCTGCTTAGACCACAATTTAAATTCTTTAAATTCTTTGAAATCGCTGGATTCTTCTATAGTAGCAATTCGTAATTCATGGTCGTACAACATTTCAGTTGCAACTTTGTTTTGCACGGGGTTTTCTGAGGTTTCGGACAGTTCGGTGTCAACGGTCATTTTAATGTCGCTGACTTTGGCTTTTTTTGTGACTCCAAGCTGCACCACCGGAAAAGTTTCTTCTCCCGTTAATGGGGTAGCACTATTAGGGAGTTCCGAAATCTTAGCCATTTTTATCGTCTCCTTTTAATTTTATTATTTCTCTCTTTAAATTTGCAACTTCGTCCGACAGTTCCTGTACGGCTTTAGCGCAGAGCGAGATATAAGAGTATAAGTTTATAGACTTCCTGTCAGCACCTAATATCTCGTTCGGTGCCTCGTCAGCCATAATACCCAACGGAATGTGAGTGTCATTACCTTTCATCGAGTAGGTATAAAAGTGTAACTGGTTAATCTTGACAATAGCACTTATCTCGTCAACGGAACGTATATCTTTCTTTTTGTCTCGGTCTGATGTGGTCTGCCACGCCGCAGCCGTGCAAGTTCCGCCTATTATAAGGTTGTCCGAAATATAGCCGCCATCTGCGGTAATCTGCTTAGTGTTAATAATCGGAGCTTCATCTTCCCCAGCGCAAAACTGATGCCATATGCCCCACGTATACACCTTGCCGTCATAAGAAGCACTGCGCATAAACACGCGCCCTGTGTTCGTAATCTGTGGAAAATACGTTTGCACCAACCATTTTGTGTGGCCTATTTCCTCTACTCGGATAATCCCTGCTGTATTATATTTAGTGCCGTCATTCAGCTCCGGTAAGTTAGAGATACTGCCTGCAATAACGTTGTTCTCTATATGATAATAACCGGGCACGATGAGTTCATCAGCATTTTCTCCATATGTAAGAATAGTGGGTGCGGTCATTATGGGGTTACCTTTGGTGCTGCCATCTCCAAAAACAAACCCGTTAGGGGCTTCAAACGTGATTGGACGATATTTATCAGCGTCGGGATGAGCGTTGTAGCTCCCCGACGAATTATCCACCGGGCTGTTAATGCCTATGTACCCAAGGTTCGTTACGCTTCCGTTTTCGTCATAACTCTCGAACGTTGCACCTAATACGCTACCTCTTTGTCCGTTATCGCTAAATTGGATAGGGTTAAGAGACATCCTCAACGCTACGTCCTTTTTCCCTGTCTCTTCATCGGGTGTAGGGTTGTACTTTTCGATTGTCACGCCACCATTGTGTTGGAGTATCTGATTACCATCCGTATATAGTACATCTCGCTTACCGCTGTCAGTTACTTTGATTTTACCGTCAGATACGTTAAGACCTTTACTGTCTATCAATACGCCGTTACGCGAGACCTCAGAGGGAGCACACGTCCAATTGTTAAGTGTTAACCCCTCCTCTAAAAGTATGCCGTCCAAATCGAAATAAGCTATACTATCGTCAGTAGAGGTTATACTGTTACAATGTGCGGCTATTAACAGATTACAGTAAGCCGTGCTATTCGGAGGGGTAATTGTGGTGTGTACTCTCTGCCACAAGGTGTTATTGCTATCCGTATAAGTCACGGGGTATACAGACGTGCTCAGCACCTGCTTTTGCTCATTTAGCCATTGCAGTTTAACAAGAATCTGTCCGGTAGCTGTGGCTGAGGATGATATAGTACCCGTTTCGTGAGTCTTGATACGATAATAAAACGATAGACAATGTGTAGTAACGTTTATCGGAAAAGGACTACGGGTTGAATATCCAAACGCGCTGTCACTCACAGCACTTAACTCACTCTTTTTGCCTAAAAAGGTATCAATGTGGGCTTTGCCGTTGTCAAACCCCGCGCCCTCGCGAGGGGCTTCCCCCGAATGTCCGTCTACTCCGGCGAATGGGACGGGGTCGTAGTTATCACCTAATCCACACTTTGCAAAGTTCCAATATGCGTTATGCTCATAGTCTACTGCTTCTCCCGACTCGTTAAGAGTAGCATCGTAGTACAATGCGTTAGCCTCAAAAGACGAGTCTAATACAAGGTTAGTTCCGCGTTCCGGCTGACCTATAGACATCTTGTCTGTAGTAATACTCTCCGCTCTTATCCACTCAGCTTGGATACCTATTGTATCTAACAGAGAGAATAGAGCGTTACCGTACTTGTCTGTCCCGGAACCCCATACGGGCGAACCGTTGTTCCATCCGCCATACGTTGTGAAAGAGCCTGCCGCGTTCCTCATACATATGTACTGTGACTCTTCAAGAGTTTTTGCGTCGTGCCAATAGTACGTTATTGCGCCCGTATCGTCTGTCACTTCCGTATGAAACAAACCTAACGACATAGCAGCGGCGTTGTTGAGGTAATCCGTAGCTTTCTCCTGTGTAGAGAGGTCATAAGCGGTTTTATCTATCTGTTTCTGCTGTTTCTTGATTATTAGTTTCTGTTGAGACGTAAGGCTACCTTGGGCGGCGTAACCGCCACGTGCCTGTGTTTCCCCTTTAGCAGATATATCGGTAGCACCGTTCAGCGTGTAATTAACATTAGTTAAAATAGTAGTTACGCTCTTGCTCTCGCTGTAATCCTCGGTGGTTAGCTTAACTCCGTCCTCAGTCGTCAGAACCGCGTCAGACTCTGTGTCTATGGTGTCTCCGTCCGGTACTTTGGTTTGGAAAGCAACGACGTCCATAGGGTACAGATATGGAGCGGATTTTATCTTAGCTGAAAAAGGGCGATAGGTAAGACCTACTCGCTGTGACAGACCGCTTGCGACCGGCTCACCATTCGATATTAGACTGTTATCGGATATAGCTATGGCATAATCGTCTGTAAAAGGTGAAGCTTGGTATACTTCGTTGTCGGTTACGTCAACTTCAATACCCGACAGAGTTATATCGTTCTCTGCTACGTCACTACTGTAACGTATAGAGGGGGTTATAGTTATGTCGGATTGATTGTTGTACCACTCAAGCCTAAGCTTACCGTCCCAGTCCATATAACCGCAAGTGCCTGTAATCTCGCATATCCACTTTAATATCTGTCGATATGTTAAGTTCTCATCAGTAGGCTTCTCTGTAACTATATAATCGGAGTTCAACAGGGTGCTCGGAGTAGTGGCTAAAGATACCGCGCATTTGTCGCATAACCTGACAAGAAGCTCCGCTATGGTGGGGGCGTTGTAGAACAGCTCCGCTAAATCTGCGTCAGATACGGTTCGGTCAAAGTGCGCCATTCTGTCAAGGCTCGTTATAGATATGGTGTTCAAGGCTCGGGGAGGTGCGTCCACTATGAACACACCTAAAGGCACATAGTGCATATCCGCTGTGCTATCGTTCCAATCCTTAATTCCAATCTTGACAACAAGCTCCGCTCCCTCAAAGACCACATTATCAAATCGACCGTCTTTGTTTTCGAGCGTAATATCGCACTCTGCCGAAACTACTGAGCCTATTTCAATTTTATCTCCTGTAGCCGAATACCTATCTACCGAAAACCCGCCATTCGTGATGTCAGAGGACGAGAGGGTAAAAGATTCACCGCTGATTGGCTTTACTTGTATATCGACAGTCTGCTTTTTACCGCTGTTGAAAAGTTGAATAACCTCTTGCGAAACCTTATACATCCTCTCTCATCCCTTCCTCGCAACTAAATTAAAAGATACGTTCTGCCAAAGCCCCAAACGGGTGTTATATAGCGGCGCGGTACGATCTCCGACGTAAAACACTTTAGTTATGTAGTCGCCCTCCATTGCGTCCAGATAGCATACGGTAATGTATTCGGGGTTAAACATCTTAAGAATAGCGGAAACTTCTTGTGTCGATATGTTATTCCACGACAGCTCTATTCCTACAGTTTGTCCTATACGATTCTTGTGCATTACCGTATCTTCTGTTCGCCCTGCGTCGGAAGCTGACACATCAGCCAGCTTCCATTGATAAGAGGAGGGACAACGACAAGTTTTTCCGTCTACACTTTTAATAGGGTTAAATTCCATACGTTGTACCTCCTTATCCTACAGGGACGGTAACTTTACCGTCTCGACGGTTCTTACGGTTCAGACCGTCAACAACATCGCCTGCTGTAATAACAGCTCTTACGGTTTGGTCTTTCTCAAGTAAACGTCTAAGCAAGTTGTTCTGTTCACGAAGAAGCGCGTTCTGCTCGCTGTTAGCGTCAGAAACGCCTTGTGCGATACCGCTGACAATCTGTTCATTGTTTGCGACGGATGTCTTATTGCCTATCGTACCGACCATTTCCGGCCCGGCCTCACGAGCGATGAACATCTGTCCGTTATCAACAAAACCACCTTTTGCATACGCTTTAAGGGAAAGACTGACATATCCGCTTGCAGATACATCAACGTTACCGTGGAGTGTTGGGAAAGACGCACCCTTGAAGCCGCTTGATATACCTCTGGCGAACTCCCTGCCGTAATCTTTACCGAGAGACGAAGCGTCACGTGACGAAACATTATCGCTCAAGAGGCGTCTCATCGTATTACTAAGAGAACTCATTTCGCCCTTAATACCGTCCACAAGACCTGTCACAAGCTTTTTACCGACCTCTTTAAGGTTCGCATACACGCCTTGTGCCAACTGTATGTTTGAATTTTGACCTGTTAATGCTTCAAGTCTTGAGAACAAGTTGTTATAAGCAGTAAGAAGAGCTATAGCTGTGGTTAATTCGGGATTAGCAAGCTGTAGCTTTTTGTTCAAATTAGATGCCTGCGTATACTGCTTGTCGGCGTTATCAGCAAACCTCTGTATAGGGTCACCCGTAAATAAGTTGACAATGTTACCCACAACATTGCTAAGTCCTGCTATTGCACTATCGGCGGCATAAGATGCTGCCATTGACGCAAACTGACCCATAAAGTCTTTAAAATTGCTCATATCGGTAGTAAGACTCGGCAATACGCTGTTAACTCGCTCAAATGCGGGGTACAGTTCAACGCTTATTTGGTCTGCAACAACAACCAAACTGGCAATGAAATCAACAAATGCAGCAGCGAGTAACACCAACATAGCGGTACCGAGGCCTACCGCGACGGGAAGCGCGCCGGCTGAGGCTACCGTTATTGCTCCGATAGCCGCCGTTGCAACACCTACGGCCAACAATAAAAGAGTACCTCTCTCAAGAGCCGCGGTAACCGTTTCGCCGTTGTCAAGAACGGGTTGCCACACTATCCCTATTTGGTTGAGGCCATAACCTACCGCCCAAATAGCGGCGACAAATAACAAAACAGCGGCGTCGAGTTCCAAAAGAGCTAACAGTCCTACGCCTAAAGTAGCCACTCCTCCGAGCCCAGTATTTCCGAGAGCTGCTACCGCAACTCCTACCGCTAACAATAGAGCCGTGCCGAGCCCTAACGCAGTTAAGACCGTAGAACCGTTGTCAAGTACGGGTTGCCACGCCTCACCGACTTGCTGCAACATAAGCCCTAAGCCCCATATAGCACCGACAATTAGCCCTGCTGCTACTGCTACTTCGGCTATTACTACCAAACCCAAGCCAAGGTTCTTAACAAGGTTAGTCAGTTTAGAGGTCAACGCGGACGTTGAAGTGCTAACAGATTCGGTAGCAGATTTAACTTCATCAAGTTTCTCTGTTGTTTTAGTTAAGTCGGTCGCGTCTTTTGCCTTATTGAACGCGCCGAGAGCGGTTGCTAAACCTGCTAACACATACACGGCGTTTGTTGCGAGAGAAACCTTATCTACGCCGCTCCAATCGCCGGACTTAATTGCCTCCCAATTCTCACTTAACTCTGAGACAATACCGGTAAAACCTACAAGAGCACCGCTTGCTCCTGCCAAAGCCATATTTTTAGTTGCGGCTCCTATAGCGATACCGACATCACCTAAGCCGCGTATAGCAGTACACGCGCTGTCAATGTCGTTTTCGGTATCTTCATCGGATAAACCTTTTACACCGTTAATAATTTCGGTTATACCTTGAACCGCTTTAAGCGGAGCGGCTATCTCAGTTTTACCAAGCACTATAAGCACATCACCTATGGAACCTGCAAACTCGCCGAGCACACCTGACACATTAGACCAGTTAGCCCCGTTATCCTCTATGTCCTTGATGTACTGTCTCAACTTATCCAAGTCCGAAAAGAAAGCTGCTGCTCCGAAAATCGACCAATTCAAGGAAAGACTTTTGACACCGCCTAAAGCTTTCTGGAGCCAACTGATACCGTCTATTAGTTTTTTAGATATTGCCATAGCGGCAAAACCGGCACTTATCGCCGTTACATAAGACAATATTTCCTTGAGCTTTTTCTTTTTGTCATCAAGGTCGGTACTGTCAAGACCTGATAAAAAGTCGTAGTCGTATTTCCCTAAATCAAGCCCGAAATCGGAGGCGTAACCGTTACCTGTTCCGGTTGTGCCTGCCGTGGGAGAAGATGCCGAATTATCGGTGAGGGCGTTAATCTCATCAATGCCTAATATGGTCTTCTTTAACTCTTTGGCACTTTCGGTTGCTTTTCCCAAACTGTCAGAAACTTTATCAAAAGGTTTGGGGTCTATCGTTGTGTTTGATAGGTCCTTTAAATCGGGGGTAGGAGTTTCGTACTTCTTCGAGAGTACCTCCGCCACATCTCTAATAACTTGAACAAGAGCCTGAAACCAAGGAATAACCTCAACGGCAACCAAACTCACAACTTGTCCCATTGCTCGTTTCGCCTGCGTCCACTGAGCGTTTAAGATCCTCAGTGCGTTAGCAGGGGTGGCTATGGTTCTTGCCATATCTCCTTGAGCCTTTGACGTTTGCTCCATAATCGTTACATATCTTAACGTTGCTTTTTGAGCTTCGGTCATCTTTGACGTAGCGAGGTCTATACCGTGAGCAAGAGCCGTTTCTTTTAACTGAGCAACAGATACGTTAATACCCCATACTTTAAGCCCCTTAATCTGTCCTGACATACCGCTCTGGAGTTTCTGAAAGGCGGTCTCTGCATCGACATTCCAAAGAGACGATAAGTCGAACGCTAACTGCGTTAAATTTTTGCTCATCCTTTCGGAAGCATCGGAAGCAAGACCGTACCCGTCGGCTAATTGGTAAAACGCGCCTTGATACGTCATCCATTCCTTCATATCAATGCCTGCGATAGCTGATACACTCTCAGCGTACTCTTTTGCAGCCCCGGCACAATCACCCAACGCTACGTTAAATAAGTTAAGTGCTTCAACATAATCGTTAGTCTCATTAAACCAACCGCCAAACACTTTTACTATTTTGCGAAAAGACGCTGTTGTACTATGCAACTTACCTTTAAGATTTGAGAAACTCGAACTTATTGTGTTTGTAGAGGTTGAGCAAGTCTTAGACACGCCTTGAAATTTTGAAAGAGTCTTCTGTAAATCGGTTAAACCGTTGGTGGCTGTTTTTGTGTCAGCCTCCACTTTAATAGTTAGAGTATCAATAACATTATCATTCACCGTTTTCAACCTCCCTTCTTTGAGTGTCTAAAGAAGCATTAAACATACTCGCAAAAGCGGCTGTTTTTGCTTTCATCTTTTCGTACTCTGCTTTTTCCTTTTCTACACGTCTACGCTCGGCTTCCTCTTTGGTTATTGCATATGGCTGTGTAGGGTAGGGGAGAGGCTTTGTACCTTTTTTTGCAAAAGCATTAAGTATGGGCGATACGTCGCAAAAAGCTTCGTATATGTACATACCTTGTAGCCACAACTGCTCATTGTTCCTATCTCTCTGTAGTTTAAAGGCTTCACGATAATATTTAACTAAGCAGCAATCTTCATTCCAGTATTGGTCATAGGTCATCCCTATTGACAGATAGAACGGTAAGTAAAGATAAAACTGCTCCGTATATGAAACAAGGGGAGCAGAGTCGTTTTCAGACTCGCCCCCCTTATTGGGAGACGGGCTACTTACCAGCTCGGCTCCCAGTTCAAGTTTCCCTCGGAGTCTTCCGTATCGCCTAACATAGCAATGATAGGCTCGTTGTACATTTCAGCGAGTTTATTAATAAGCTCGTCCTTGTTTGTCAACTTCGTGAATATCTCATTGATGACTTCGGGTTTTACAAATTTATGGTGTGCGAGAAACGCTCCCGCGAACAATGCAGGAAGAGTGGTTACGGGTTTATCCTGAATATCAGATATTTTGAAACCTCTCCTCTCCATCAGCTCAATGGATTTGCGAGTATATTCTAACGTATACTCCTTGTCGTTATATTTAATACATAACTGTTTTGCCATTGTGTCTCCTCCTTACATCAACCTGCTGCGTTAGGACTTATTACGGTTGACGGAGCTATAGAAACCGTCATACTTACGACTTCGTTAGTACCGCCACCGGTGATATACACAGACAAATCACCTTTGAAATCGTACTTACCGTCTGAGCCGGTAGGGGTGGCTTTACCTGCCGTTTCTGTTCCGCCAAACCACACAGAGTAGTCAGTCTCAATGCCGCTCAACTTAGAGAGCTTGTCGTAATCCTCTTTAGTGTAATTAGCGGTAAATTCAAGCGCATCCTGCGACTGAATACCTTTAATGTATGTCTGTGCAGGGTCGGAACAGGTCGTTGTTTCGAGCATTTCCGGAGCACCGCCGAGATCGGGGAACTCTTTAATATCAATAAGTTTTTCGTATGTATCTCCGGTAGTTCCTTTCTTCATAAGGAAAACCTTATACGTTGAGATAGCCATTTATTTTACCTCCTATAAATTGTATCGGTTTTTGATACCACCGCGGTGTATCGTGCAAAAATACGGTATTTGGTGGCATCGTCTAAATTGATTGGGGTTTTCGTATTACGAGTGAATCCTAATCCAAGCATTACTTTATCTACATCTGCTATGATAGATTTGCACTCGCTTTTTCTTCTCGCCGCTTTATTGGAATAGGCGTTAACTTCAAACACTACAACAGCGTGGTTCTCATTACTGCCTGTGTCTCTTGTAGAAACATACGAATAGTTGTCTGTCTCTTCAATACACACAAACGGAAATTTGGAGGGGCTGTAATTTGTAACACTTTCCACAGAGATGTTCGGAAACCGTTCTGTCAACGCGGTTTTAACATTTGTGAAAACTTCATTCTCGATGTCTATCACTTTCCAAACACCTCCCGTGCCTTATCTACAATTCGATTACGCATTTCTTTAGCGGAGTCGTACATCGCACGAGCAGGGGGATTGCCGTGAGTAAGAACTAACGTCCCTTTGTCTGTGTCTTTCCTCTCACGCCCGTTTGTGCCAGGGGAGCCATAATATCCCCACGTATCACTTGAGCCTTTACCTTGCCCGTATTCTCCTCTGACAGCGCCGAGCTCGGCAGCCTTTGGGTGCTGCTCTGCGTAATGTACGCCCGTACCAAACTCTATAAAAGTAATGGTTTTGCCTGTCGCCGTCAGAAACAGTTTGTTATCTCCGACCCACTCAGGCTGGCGATTAACAACCACATCGTTATCACCGTCGTACTGCGCTGTTTGGAATTTGACGCTCGCAACGTCAATGCCTATCTTGAAAAGCTCGTTTAAAAGGCGATGTTGCTTTTCTTCGAGAGATTTTTGGTAGGCTTTTAGTTTGTTCATTAAACTGTTAGCCCCTATTACCTTAATAACCATTACGACACGTCCACCTTGCTAATAGCTATAGACATACTGTTTAAAGAAGTAGCTACTTTTTTAACGATGTAATCGTAATTTCCGGGAGTTTTTGCATCTTCTGTTAACAGCACTTTACCGTTCTCGCTGTCTATTAGCTTGCCTCTTTCGGTTTTGAGTGCTCTATTCTCAAAATCAGGTAAAACATCAACCCATAAGATGGAATTTTCATCGATAGGTAATCGCTTTGTCGTAACAATGACACGGTCATACGTTATAGACGTGCCAAATTGTTCGATCTGTGTTTCACCCTGTGCGGCGGAAATGTTTGCTTTGGCGCGCAGCGGAGGGGTATATATGATTTCATATTCTCCCGTCTCATATCCGCTGTCGTCCACCACCGGCTTTTTACCTGCGTAATTGGAATAGTAAAATGTCCGTTTGTTTCTTTGGAGTGATTTCATACATCATCACCGCCGAAACTAAAGGGTTTTGCGACAGGAATGACACCGTCTAACATACTGTTCGGTACGCTCGCACTTTCATATGATCGGGAAATACCGTTTTCGCTATGAGTTGTCTCGCCCTCTGCACCACGTTTGTTAATGAGATAACACGCTATTTCCACTTGTAATGCCTGATATTTCTCGGGCACTTCTGTTTTATCGGTATGAAACGGATAGCGTTTCTCCATGATTTTGCGCCCGGCTAAATACAGATAGGCAGACAAAGTCTCGTCAGACACATCCTCTTCGTCTGTATCTATCATTGCTTTTAACAGCGAGAGTTTCTGTTCTTCGGTCATTTGTCTGCCTCCTTTGATTATTAACCGCCAACAGCGGCAGTAGTGGTGTTAATAGAACCACCTGCAACATAAACGCTACGGCTGTATTTCGGTGTCTCAAAAGTGGTAGAAATACCCGTAAATTTTCCGTGATACCACTCCGGACCGTGGTCAAGACCCATCTGACCGAATATCTGATATTTCTCACCTGCACCAACCTTTGAGAGAGGTTCAAGGAAGAAATTACCCTTATCCGGAACAGGTTGTCCGACAGGTGCTATTACATCAAGGTCAAGAAGAAGAGCAGTACCTGCCGGTAAGCACTCGCCGAGGTAGAGATACACAACGCCGATGGGTGTTACAACGCTTGAAAGAGATATACCGTTAACTTCACGCGCCGCAGGAACGACAGTAAGTCCGTTCTGTACCGCGTCAGCGTTAATCTGGAACATCGTTACAGCGTCACACCAGAGACAAAGTCCGGTAGTAGGAGCATTGCTCTCGTATACTTTCTTAACCATATCGGCAACATCCCACAGACCGAGTGGCTTTTTGGCCATTGCCTTAACGTTAGTGGTTATAGCGGTAACGAGACCTCTTGTCTTATTAAACGTCGCGTCGGATGTGGCCTTGCTGTATTCACCGTTGACGAATGTATACTCAAGGTCACGTGCTATTTTCTGCATCTTTGCAGCTACCTGAAAATCAAGCTCGTTAATGGGGTTTGCAACCTGATTAGCGATATTAGCACCTGCAAGAGTTCCCATATTGGACTGCTTAGCGTAAGATATGCCTACCGTCTCCTGAAAAATCTGTGTGACGTTAGTCATCTGTGTACGTGTTACGACGCTTGCATCGGGAGCAGTAAGCGACGCGGTTTCGCTTATTTCCGGCTGTGTGCCGCCCGCAGTTTCGTAGTTCTGACCTACAACAAACTCGGTGCTGTTGGTAGTTTTCATCTTTCCGCCGATAAGCGATGACAAAGGTGTTCTTGTATTACCTTTGTTGAATAACATTCCGGAGTAATTCAACACCCCGAAACTTGTAGCAATAGTGTCTGCCATTTTTAACGTTCTCCTTTAATTAGTTTTTTCTTGTTCCCGGAGACGCATATAATAAGCAGCTGCCCCGAAATCCCCACGAGACTGAGCATCTTCAATCATTGCGGTGTAATCCTTTTTCTGTTCTCCGCTCTGTCCGGGAGGGGGTGTAGGGGTTTCTTTCATTAGCGAAGCTTTATATGCTTTATCGTGCGTTTCAAGGAACTTTTTTTGGTTTGCAAAAACCTTGTCAGTCTCACCGTTGGCGAGAGCCTGAGCGGTCTCCTTAGCTAACGCTTCTTCATACCCTAAAGCGAGGAAGCGGGCGGTATGCCCTGTCACAAGCTTTTCTTTCTCCATTTCCTCCACTTTCGAGCGCAACGTTGTTAATTCGTCCTCTCGTTCCTGTTTGTTTCGTTCGTCGTCTGAGAGCTGGGTCTGATACTTTTTCTTCCAGCTTGCAGCTTCTGAATTGGCTTTGCTGACAGCATTCTTGTATCTCTCGAGCTCTGAATTGCTATCAGGAAGCTCATAGTTTTCCAAGGCTGACAACTTTTGTTCCACAGTCATACTCTCGTAGCCTTCAATGTTTCCTGTTTCGATTTTTGGCATTTTAATCCTCCTGCGTTTTTGTAATGCTTCACTGCATTTTTAAAATCCGTTTTTGAGTTGGGTTTTCTCCCAATTGCGTTTTTACAAGTTCCCTCTTGAAATAAAAAAAAGGACTATGAGAATATCTCATAGTCCCTGTTGACTGTTCCTACGCAACCGTTTATGCGTATCTATAATATTGACTTGTGTTTGGCTTTACGTTGTATCTCCACGATGACAATGTAACCTTTTTCTTTTTTTAACTCTACCGTATTACCTTTTTTTAATATTTTTTCGATTTCTTCAGTAGCTTCCGGGGGTAACTTCATATCAAACCTCCTCGTACTCACAACGACAATTTAAATGCGGTTTAGGGGGTACTTGCTCAATATCATAAATATGCCCATTGCGATGTTTACAAATGGTACAAGTCTTATTGTCCTTTTCAGCTTTCCATCTGACTGCGTCTATACCCATATCTCGATAAGCCGTCAAAACCACCTGATCCGTAACTCTAACAGCATACGCCGTCAGCATAAAAGACAAATAACGTAAAGCAGCGTCTATTTCCTCATTCTTTTTACTGCTGGCTATCAGAGCCTCAGCTAATCGGTCTCTTTTTCTCTCAAATTCATTAGCATAAACATATTTACTTACTTCGTCATATTCAAGAAGAAAACTCTCAAGCCACGCGTAGTTATACGGGCAGGTTCTTTTGGTTACCTTTTTGTACACCGCCTGCATTAACTGTAAAAACATCTGTCTTACATAAAGGTCTATCTTAGAATAAACAGCTTTAGTAGCAGACATCACATTTAACTCATCATAAGAGAGCAAGCTTTTAAGCTTTGAGAAATCGCGTATCAACTCTTTCCGAATGTTTTCGATAACTATATCGGTCAGTTCGTACATACTTCATACCTCGCGTTAAGTGGCTGATGTATCGTCGGGCGATTGATTGCTCTGCTCAGTAACGGCAGCAGACTTAGCCTTTGCCGTTTCATACTCCGCAGCTTTTTCAAGCTCTTGTAATTGTTTGGCTTTGTTTGCCTCGGCGTACTCGGCACTTATCGTGTATGCAAGGTCGGGGTCGATAAACATACCGCTATGCTCAAAAGCCAATTTCGGATGAATCTTATCATTGGCAAGCATAGTAGTTAATACCTGAGACTTCTCCTGTATGTTCTCATAATTACGCCTTGTAAATCGTATTTGAATAGAATACAATTTCAAATTCATATCACGAGTGGTGTTTGATATACGAATAGCGAGGCGCAAGAACCGCTTTTCGGACATCGTGAACATCAGCTCTGTATCTTTAGCTCTTGCTTCGGCAGCCTGCCAACCGTCGCGCATTATAACCGCTGAGCCGGTATCGCTTGTTGAGCTGCCACCGTTGCGATTAGGCATACCACATATTGTAAGTACGGTTTGGTACATATAATCTACAAGAGTCTGTGTCTGCGTTTGATTAAGCTCTTGTGTAAGATAATAAGCGTCACCATCAGGAGGGCAGGCGAGCCCGCCGTTCTCGCGCAGCTCTTTAAACTCAGGAGCCTCAAGGTCAATACCTTTTAACACCAGTAACGCCTGTATAAACTGTTCAACACCGTCAATACGATTTGAAGCTATAACATTCATTGCGTCGAGTAGGGAAAGTACAATTTCAAAAGCGCCGAGTCTAAAAGAATTAGCAGGGTATTCTATAATCGGAATATCACCGAGGGTGTGATTTTCCGCCCTCGTTATCGTTTTATAATTATTACTGCTATTCTGACTGAATACTCCGGGCTGTGATACCTCGAAATACTGATTTTTGGTATAAATCGAAAATACAATGCTTCCGTTTTTCTTGATAACATACTTAACACCCATCATCGGCTTGTTACCTAAACCGCTGTGATATACAACAAAAGCATTACGTGGGTCAAGGGTATAAATTTCAAAGGGTGATTCGTCCGCTTCGTCTTTGGGGTCAGGCAAAATCATACGGTAAGATGTCCCGCATATTGTAAACCAGTCCGCGAGCTCTTTATCTTTAGCCGCCTTGTCTTCTGCAAAAACAAAGTCATTCAGAGTGTTAAGCTCATCGGCGTTTACTCGTCCGCGGCCTACGTACTGAACGGGTTCACCCATAAGATAACCCACTTTAAAAGACACAATCTCATTTGCTCTGTTTTCTACTATGCGGTTACATATCTCCGGACGAACATCTTTCTGCCTCTTAAGGATAGGCTGGTCGCCACGATAATACTTATACAGATAGTCTATTTCGGAGCGGTTTACGGAATGAATGAGCATAGCGTCATTCAGAACCTCCAAAACATTATCTTGCGTTATTTCGTCTTCGTCTGTATATATGACTTTTCGACCAAGTAAAGTATCCGTTTCGTGCACCACCTTATACCTCTTTGTGTAAATTATACATTAAATTTTTAAAATTTCAGGAAATATTACAAAATATTACGCCGAGGCTAAAACAGACGCTTAAACACTTGTGTGCGCTTCGTAGAACCTCGTACCATATCCATAGCCATAGCAAGACTATCAGGCGCGTCGTCGTTTTTGTTCTTTGCGAACATTTTGTAAGAGAAAACGTTCTGCATAAACAAACTGTACGCCTTACTACGTTTGCCGGACTCTCTAAAAATCATATTCTCACGTATATCGGGAGCTTTATCAAATATACGTTGGTACTTAGCCTTATCGGACGGAGCGGCTTTGGTCGTAAGGTTTATTCTGCGGTCTTGCTTTTTAAGCTCATCTTGCACACCGTCCTTATAAGCCTCGGTAGATTTGTTCGCTTCAATCTGCATCGCCGCTACGTTGTATTTGATAACGGCCTGCGCCAGCAATGGCTGTGTTATTCTCTTATCCCCGCTATCATAGACAACATCGTGTACATAAATGTCATCCCCATATTGAAAGCACACGGGAGAAGCTACAAAGTCACCGCCACCAAAAGCAGGGTCTACGGCCATAAACACTCTGTCAGGTTCTTCATCAGGTAAAACACCGTTGTAGTAACGAAATTCTCCCGGCGAAAATAACGCGCCGTCTCGCTCTATAGGCTCTCCCATATACTGAGCCTGCCACGATGCCATATCGTTATTACGCTCGAATGAAGCGCGACGCATACGATAATACTCAGTAGAGAAGCCTACGGAATAATCATAGTCGAACTGACTCTCATCATCTTCATCAAGAGCCGAGAGGTTGATTATCTCATAACGACGATTCTTAAACCGTTCGTCGTTTTCTAAAAGTTCCATTCGCACCCCAGCAGGGTCAACCATAGACCACCGTGTACCGCACCAAAGAATTTTTGCTTTTTCTTTTGCACGGGGCAACAGGTTATTATCCACCTTGCTCCACGCAGAAATAAGGCGGTCTTTATTAAGTGCTTCCTCAATACCACCGATAAGGTCATCGGAAATTTCAAACCCGTTGCAGTCACAAGCACCGTTCAAAGTTCCGTATAGCGACCGGCAAGTCAGCGAGGGGTACCGTTTTCTTCGGTCAATGTTAATTGTCTCGTCCTGCGAATTGGTCTGAACAACCTTAGCATCCGGAAAAACATCGTGCCACAGATAGGTTACAGGGTCGTTTATGATTTCCAAAACACCGTTGTAGAATGCTTTGGTAATGGTATCGGAATATGCCGAATACAGGTTAGACGCTTCGCTCTTTCTGCCGATAAGCCAAGTAACGAAGAACATCAAAATGGTTGTCTTGCCAACACGAGGGGGCATAGATATAAATAATTCGTCCAACTCGTCATTGGTTAGTTTCTGCAAAGCATCGACTACCCGTTTGAGAACTCTACGCCGTGGCTGATAAAACCGTTCCTCCGGCTTACGATTTATTTCAAGATAGAGAAGATAAGAGTCAAAAAAGTGTGGTGCATCAAAGAGCAATGTCTTTTTGTACAGCTCAAAGAAACCCTCAACATTTTTTCTGTACTTTATTGCTATCGAGATTCTCTTCCTCAATGCCTCATTGGTTGAATGTGCAAGTGCAAAATCCTCCTGCTCAATGTTTCGGCAAAGTGAGAACAAATCCTCATAGGCGGTGATGTCCGTAGGTGCCTTTTTTATTTTCTGAAAAATTTTCGCAATCAGTAACTTATTCATAATTATTCATCACACCCTAACTGCTGAAATACCTTTTTAATCTTCGGATATTGAATAGCAATCCAGTCAACCATTTCTTCATTTTTTTTGCCCAGCAGTCAACCCCATTACTGCTTGAAGTTAATCCACTCTCGTTAAGAAAGGCGTGTATAATTTCGTGACGAAGTGTTAACCGCTCTTGCGCTTTTAGGTCTTCTTCTCGTTCGTTTGACCAACCATCACAAGTAAGCAAATCGCCCACCACGATTTTTCGCTTTATATGAGAACAATATCCGAATAAACCTTTAAGAGTGGCATCTTCTTGATACGAGACACCCGTATGCACGCTGTACGTTGTTCCTAAAATACTTACTTTTTGCATTATTACCTCCAAAAAAATAAAGGGACTACCTCAAATGAGATAGTCCCTGTTGACTGTTTACGCACACCCGTTTGTGTACGCCTTATTCAATTAGCTACACTTGATAACCTTGCAATTATCTATATTAAGGGCTCCATAACCGCCGCCTCCTCCAGCAACTTCACCTATCACAGTAATTTTGTCACCCTCGTTAAATTGAGCTTTCAACTCATCAACAGTTGAATATCTGGTTTTGTTTGGAATTGCTACACGACAGTTCGCTAAGATTCTACCAGTTTTCTCGCTTTCCAAAGATATTCCCGGGTGACAATCGTCATACGTCTCTTCACCAATGTATGATACAATGCACGTAAAACTAACTATTTTCCCTTTGTACTTTTCACCTTGTTCGTTTGTGGTAAAACACGATGCGAGTTCCGACACGTCCACAAACGTATAATCTATGTCACCTTGGTCTATGCGAGTTAAAACCTCTTTTGTGTGCTTGTCAGAGGCTGTTGTTTGTGGAAGCAAGAGTATCGGTATAACGACGAATACGCCGACAAACGCCAAAATAGTACCTATTATTTTATAATACCAACCATCAAAAATAAAATAAACAGGTCTACTCATTGCTATACCTCCTTTGTGAGAATGGGTTCGTGAACTCCTTTAACCCAATTCATTTCCTTACCATACTTGTACATTCCTTCGTACAGGGGACGGTTGTTGACGATACTGCGAACGCTCGTGTTCTGAAACTTCGTTCCCTTGCGGGTGCGATAACCAAGGTCATTAAGTTCATCGGCAATAGTGAGCATCGGAGTATGCTCGTCAATTCTCTTGAACACATACTCAACGAGCGGACGTTCTGCATCATTGATAATCAGTCTACCATTTTCAACCTTATACCCGTAAGGACAACGACCACCCGAATAGCCACCGCACTGTGCTTTGATGCTCCTGCCTTTACTCGTCCTGATTGCAATATTCTTCCGCTCCTGCTCTGCAACGAATTGAAGAAGCGCACGATAGATATTCGCAAACTCACTGCCTTCCGCAAATTCCTCTTTGGTGCTGAGAAGCCGAATGTTCTTTTTTTCGAGAGTGTATAGGTAGTAGAAGTACAACTTCGTATCACGGGCAAGACGGTCGTTTTTGAAAACAATCACCGCCTCAAACGGGGGGTTGGTAACATTGTCCCCATAGAGAATTTCGTTCAGAGCGGGGCGGTCATCCTTTACGCCGCTGATTTCGTCAATCTTCCAATCGACAATATTATATCCATTGGTATTAGCATAGAGAAGAATTGCTTGCTTCTGAACATCAATACCGAACTTATCATCTTTCGCCTGTTGTTCTGTTGATACACGAACATAGCCAATGGCGTTTTTGAATGTCTGCATAGGTGAGACCTCCTTACTTGTTGCATTTAGTATAGCACAGGTAAATGCAGTTGTCAAGAGGTTTATACAAAAAGTCCTTTTTATTTTTCGAGTGTGCTTACGGCACTCACCCCCGCCTGCAACGCCTGCCATAATCCCCCACGGGTACCAATAAACCGCCGCCCAGCTCGGAACACAAGAGAGCACAGAAAAAGCACAATAATTAAATAATTTATAAAAAATCTTGAAAAAGTTTTATATAAACTCTTGACAAGTAAATACAAACGTGATATTATAATACCGTAATAAGAAAGGGCGCACCGCATAGCCAGCCAAAGCAAAAGCGGAACGCCCACACAACACACCCACGCCGGGCGGCTGCTCCTCTATTGTAGCACAACCCCGGCACAATTACAAGGAGGCAAAACAAAATGAAATTCAAAACGACAAGAAAAGCCATTGTAAACGGTTCAAATAATATCGTTTGCGCCGGGTATTGTGACTTGCAGCATTTACTCTCTAATCATTCCCCAATAGCTTACACTTGCGGGGTGTATGGCTGGAATTTCGATGTATACGAAATAGACGGCTTGACGATTTGCACGGGATATAGAGGAATGCCGGGGAGACGGGCAAATAACATTGATATATACGAGAAAAAAGCCCGCGAAATTATGAGCTGGGAAAACAAAAGCCCATACGAGGAAAAGCAAAAACAGCTTGAACAGCTTTTACACGAATTTATCAAACAAGCGTAAAACGGAGGTAATATATTATGAATAACCGAATACCGCGCCATTTTGCACGAATAACGGGCGAAATGCTCATTGAAACAACGGAAACGCACCCCGGCGATATAATCAGAGTGTATAAAAATGATATGGGTTATCTTGCATATAATCCACGGACAAATCGCCATTTTTATGTGTTCGTTTCTATGTTACGCGATTCTGAAACATTCAAAGTAAATGAAATAACACAATAAAAGGAGGGCGCGCCAATGATTTTAATATTATTTTTAATTTTACCGTTCGCCATTGTAGCGAGCGCAGCGGGGTTAAAGCTGTAAGGCTTGACCCCGTAAAGTCAATATGATATACTCGGGATACACGAAATAAAGAAAAGGAGCAACAAGCAATGAAAAATATAACTGCCACAATTACAACATCTTATGACATCAAAAACCCTGATCAAACGCCGCAAATAGAGGGGCTCGGGTATAATCCTGAAACGGCTAAAAGCTACGCCTTGCAAGCGCTCAAGTATGAATGTTTTACTGAATTTACAAGCCCGTATGCTTGCGAAGCGGGACACGCTGCGGAATGCTTCAAAGCTGAGGGCGTAGAGCTGGAAAAGGGGGAGGACGAAAACGACATTGCGGAAAAATTAGGCTGGGAATATGCCGTGACCCTTAAATACAAAGGGAAAGAATACGCGTTCGCCCCGGATTTTGACGAATGGCGCGAGGGCGTGAAAATAACATCAGACGAAATAAAAAAAAAAAAAGCCGGAAAATTCCCCGGCTAAACAACAAGACAACAGAAAAGAACCTCCGGGGCACGTTCTCGGGGTTCTTTTTTTTTTTACTGCTTTTTGCCCGACGTCCTCTGTAACGCTCTACAATCAATTTTTATTTGTCGGCAATGTAGTTTCATTATATAGGGCACAAAAGCGCGATATAGAGCCACAGAGAGAGCGAGAGGACACAACAAACAAAACATCAACAACATATAAATAACAAAAGGGTAGAAGAACGAGCACAAAAAAGGAAAACCGCCACCTAAAACGGTAGCGGTCAAATTTTTGCATTGGTCAAATTTTTGCCACGGTCAAATTTTCAATTATCAACCACGCTGTCTATATATTGCTCTTCAAGCTCCTTTGTATCCTTTGTGTCGCCGAGCGGATTGTTGGGAGTGAGTACAACTTCCTGCTTGTCGGCATAGCCGAAATTGTTCTTCATCAGGAAGATACCGGACACGGGGTTAATCTTGCCGTTCTGCATATAATCGACCATTTGAAGATCAAGAATTTTCATCGCTTTTTTTAGCGTGTCCGCCACCGCGGGATTTTTACCTTTTCGCCCCTCTCTGATTTCCCACAGATACCGTCTATCAATATCCATAGCAAGAGCCAATCCTGCAACACTTGGTTTCATATCGTCCTCGGCGCATATTGTGAAGTAGTCCTTTATCCTTTGTGTCACTTCTTCAACACTCGTCAAGTTCAGTTTTGGCAACTCAGCCAAGCGAAGCGAATGCAGAATGTATTTCCGATTGTCTCCCGGCTCAGTATGAACGGTCTGCGATTCCGACAGGTCGGGGCGTTTTCTCTTTGTGATTTGCTTGCCGACTTCTTTTGCTGTCTTATTATCCATAAAAATTACTCCTTTATTTTCTTGATACGGGCTTTAAGCACTTGCATCACGGTTTCGTGTGTGCCTGCACGCTCCCTTATGGCATCAAGCACATCCTCGTCAACGCACCCCTGCACAATAAGGTAATGCACATAAACCT